CCGACAAGGCGGAACAAGCCGCGGTTGCATGGTGTATCTTAAACCGCGTCGACACAGAGGGGTTTCCGGACACGATAACCGCAGTAATACAGCAGCCGTATCAATTCGCTTGGTCAGCAAAGACGCCGATTAAAGATGAACTGCGGGAGCTTGCCGCCGATGTATACGACCGGTGGCAATTCGAAAAGACCGGAGAAACAGAAGTTGGGCGGGTGCTGCCGAACACATATCTTTTCTTCCACGGAGATGGAAAGCATAATTATTTCCGTGAAACTTACAGAGGAAAAGTGTATTGGGACTGGACGTTGGAAAGTCCATATGATGTGTAAGAAGATGAAACACTACGGTGACATAACCAAAATAAACGGCGCGGCGGTTGAACCTGTGCGGAAACAATCAAAATTCACACAGTACACATTCGCCGAAAAAGTAAGCATTTCCAGAAACCATTACAGCCAGGTTGATACCGGATATAAGAACCCTTGCCTACAGCTTGCGCTGCGAATCAAAAACGCGCTTGGTTATCACGATGACGATATGTTTTTTAACTCTAACAGACCCAAAACGGGACAAAGTTAATCTAATTTGCTTGTATTATGCCCCTATTATACACCAAAAAGGAGTGAAAGTAAATGGCACGCAAGATAACCAAAGCAGCGGGAAATGTATACTGTCAGGCACGATTGCGAGCAGCGAAGTACAACGAAAAGTTGCAGACCAGAGCCGGAGCGTCAGAGGCGATACCCGGAGTTACGGAAGACAGCATAAAGAAATACGAGCTGGACATAACAAGACCGCCGAATGATGTAGTTGCGCTGATGGCAGACGCATATAATGCGCCGGAGCTTATTTCTTGGTACTGCGCAAATGAATGTCCGCTTGGCAGAGACAGCCGCGAAATAGAGCAGATGCCGACCGAGAGGGCAATTATACGAGTACAAAATGCGACCGGTACTTTAGAAGAAACGCTGACAGCATTTGCCGAAATCGTAGACGATGGAATAATCGACGACGACGAGAAGGAGAAAATAAAAGAACTCCGAGAGCAATTTCTCGAAGTGCGGCGCAGACTTGACGAAATACTCGCGGCTTGCGATAAGAAATGAGGTGATGCACGGAAACACTATTAAATATTCTCACCGCGACAGGAGGCCGAGAGGAACACAAAGGAGGTGATAAATCTTAAAATTCGCAGCGAATGGAGGTGAACCAGATAACGGAGAGCATAAAAAAATACGCCGAGCAGGAACTCGGCGCAATTACGGAGATTGAATTTCAGACCGCATATACATACGCTAAAAGGAAGCTGGACGAAATCAATCGCCGATACGGAACCAGCCACGGAGAAACGTATTTAGCTTTGCTTCTGGCGGAAACTATACAGGCAAATCGTTCAAGTCGTTACTGTAACGATATGTACGATCTAAACAAGGGAAGAAGCCGACACCATCAGGAAACAGCATCAACTCCTTGAATTTAGTATAGCACAAAAACACGAAAATGTCAAGTATTTTTAAATTAATACACTACCGGAGATAATGATATGTGCGAAGAATGTTATATGCACCCATGCCACCCGCGATGTCCGAATTCCCCCTACCCCAAAACGATATATCGATGCGTATGTTGCTGGGAAGGCATAACGGACGGCGAAGAATACATCAAATACGGCGGCGACTACTATCACGCCGACTGTGTAAAAGAAATGTCACTCCATGAACTTGGAGAGCTGTTTGATTTCCGAGTAGAAACAGCAGGAGAATGTGAAGAATGATAACTGACATCATACAGTTAAAGCAGCTCCCGATCATAGAGGAACAGCTGCACCAGATTAAAGAACAGGTAACCGCAGCGACAAACGAAGCACTTTCGCTCGTCTGCACCGATGAAACAGTAAAGACAGTAAAGCAGAAACGCGCCGATCTGAACAAAGCTTTTGCAGCGTTTGAGGAACGCCGGAAGGAGATAAAAGCGGAAATCCTCGCGCCGTACGATGCGTTTGAAAAGGTATACCGCGACTGCGTAACCGAGCCTTTTAAAACCGCAGACACCGAACTCGCCGGGAAGATAGCCGATGTCGAGAACGGACTGAAAGACGAAAAAGCCGCAGCTCTGGCGGAATACTTTAACGAGTATAGAAACAGCATCGGACTTTCCGAAGAAGACGCCACCCTCTACAAGGCGCGAATAAATGTAACTCTTTCGGCAAGCCTTAAAAGCCTTAAGGATAAAGCCACGGCATATCTCGACCAGACGCTGGAAGACTTGCAAATGATAGACTTGCAGGAGTATCGAGACGAGATACTTTCCGAATATCGGAGGACCGGCAATGCCGCGCAGTCCATCACGATAGTAAATCAGCGGCACAAAGAAATCGAAGAAGAACGCAGACGCGCAGAGGAACGCAGAGCAGCGGAGGAAGCCAGAGCAGCCGCAGCGGCTAAGGTTGAGGAAGCAATCGCAGAGACAGCCGCAGAAGCCGCCGCAGCCCCGCAGGACGCATTTATGCCGCCGATAGAAACTCCCGCAGAGACCGATAACAGCGTAGAAACGCCCGCAGACGCCCCCGCAGAGATATATGAATCAACTTTCACCGTATGGGGAACGCTGGAGCAGCTTAAAGCGCTGAAAACGTTCCTCGATGAAAACAACTACGATTACAAATAATTAACACACAAGGAGAAATAACATGAACAACCAACCGAAACCGCAGAAGGCAAGATTTAGCGTAGCGATAAACACGCCGAAGTACCGGCAGCTTATCGCATCGACTCTTAGCGACCCTGCAAGAGCGCGCAGCTTTACAGCCGCGATTACATCCGCAGTTGCAGTAAACCCCGCGTTGCAGGAATGCGAATCGCACACGATCATAGCAGGCGCGCTGCTCGGCGAATCGCTTAACCTTTCCCCCTCTCCGCAGCTCGGACAGTATTATCTCGTACCGTTTCAGGACAGAAAAAAAGGCGTAACCAACGCCGTGTTCGTCCTCGGTTACCGCGGATACATACAGCTTGCAATCCGATCCGGATATTACCGCGACATAGACGCAATCGAAGTGCGTCATGGAGAATACAAGGGCAAAGACCGGACGACCGGAAAGCCTATATTTGAATTCATCGAAGACGACGCCGTGCGCGAAAGCCTCCCTGTAATCGGATACATGGCGCATTTTGAGTATCTGAACGGCTTCAAAAAGGCGCTGTATTGGTCAAAGGAAAAGATGATAGCCCATGCCGACCGATATTCCGCGGCGTTCAGCGCGACCGCGACCGGCGGCAAATATCCAAAGGTCTCTTTCGCAGACTACGAAGCCGGGAATTACAACAAAAACGATGAATGGTTATACAGCTCCTTCTGGTACAAGGATTTTGACGCGATGGGCAAGAAGACCATGCTCAGACAGCTAATCTCCAAGTGGGGAATAATGTCAATCGAGATGGAGCAGGGGCTTGTCAGCGACAATCGCGCAATCCGGACGGACGGAAGCGGAATATTTACACCAACCGACGACGAAACCGAAGAAACCGCAGGGCTGACAGAGGGCAATGTAATTTACGACGAGCCGCAAACGGAGCAGGATCAAACACCCTACGCGCCGAAAACAGCGCAGCAGGTTAATAACAACGGAACTCCGAAAAAATTAAACCTAAGCGATGTCTGATTTACCGTATGAAATCATCAGCACCGGCAGCCACGGCAATGCCGTTTTATTGAATGATTACATACTCGTCGATTGCGGAGTGAGCTACAAGGCATTACAGCCGCACATAAAAGCTTTAAGACTTGTATTACTCACTCACGCGCACGGCGACCACTTTAACCGCGCAACGATACGGCGACTTGCCTATGAGCGTCCCGCGCTACGTTTCGGAGGCGGAGCGTGGCTCGCACAGGCGTTAATCGAATCCGGAGTAGGCAAAGACCGTATCGACATACTGTCAACGGGCAGAAGCTACCGGTACGGCGACGATAAAGTTATTCCCGTCCCTTTGCAACACAATGTACCGAATCAGGGTTACAAAATACACTTCGGTAGCGGGAAAAAGGCGATATACGCGACCGACACATCGACACTTGCAGGAATCACCGCCAAAGATTACGACCTGTACATGATAGAGGCGAATTACGAAGATGAAGAAATCGTCAAGCGTATACATGACAAAGTCAAAGGCGGCGAATATGCCTACGAAATAAACGCCGTGCAGAACCACCTGTCAAAGGAAAAGTGCGACGAGTGGATATATAAAAATATAGGCTCAAACGGTGTATATATATACATGCACCAACATCAAGAGCCGGGAAGGACAAGCAATAATGAACAAACCTGACAGAAACGAGTACACCGGCATCTCAAACAAGCTTTTTCTCGACAACGAGCTGACCCTAACCGAA